CGCAAAGGATGGGTTACTAAGACCTTGATTAACCAAACCACCAAGCCCTTCCATTATTTTCTCACTATCACCCCTTCACACATCGAACATCGCTTCGGGAGTGATTTCGGTTCTGTGAAATGATCCCAGTGTCCATCTTTGATCTCTTTCCGGTATATTTTCCCTGCATACACTTTGCACCGTGGGCACCATGTCTCTGCTTCAAGGATTTTTCGAGGTGCCATCTACATCATTCCCTTTGCGCCAGGTAGGGACTCGTCATTCACCTGATTCGGCCCCTGCTGCGTTGCCATTCCCCCTGCCGCGGGATTGACTTGTCCTGCCGGTCCTGGTTGCCCCTGTCCCCCGCCCACCGTCTCGGCAAACTGTTGGGCCATCTGCGCCTGCATCTGTTCTTGTTGCACTTTGACTTGCACTTGGCCCATATACGTCTGATAGATCATCTGAAAGGCAGGGTCATATTGGATCAACTGTGCAAACCGCGGATCTTGCTGGAATGCCATCAAGCTATTGAGATGATTCTGAGCGCCTTCGGCGGGGGAGCCCTGAGGAAGGATTCCCTGAACCATCTGGCCCATGGCTTGTTCGGCCGTAACCTTGGGGGCATCCGCACCAGGAGGCGCTTGGAGATACTTGCTCTCTTCCTGACCGGCGCTGACAATGTAATCCTTCAGGAGGGTATAGATCTTCTCAGGATTGGTGAGGCCCATCTGGATGGTCATGGGGTTAATCACCATAGGCATGATTTCACTGAGAATCTGTGTCTGAGCTGCTTTATTCGTATTAAGCGTATTGGCCTTAAAGCTGAATTGGAACATTCCCCCTATTTGTTCGGGCTTTTCAACGACTTGGTAAGGATCTGATCCTGGATGCGTGACCCCGGAAATCCGATATTGCTTATTCGGGGGAAGGAAGACTTTATTCAATTCGTGCATCTGCTGGTAGATCTCAGCCAAGCCAAGGAAGAATCGACGCAGGATTCGTTCAGGACGAGCATCCCCTTGCTGCATGACTGCCATCATATTGGTCGATGTCCGCAAGGCAGAGGATTTCCCTTGGGGAACTCCCCCCATCTGGAGGGCTCCTTGCATGCTTTTCTGCTCAGCCCACTGTTGCACCAGGGCAATCAGGTTCAGAGCTATGGTTTGATCTTCTTGAGGGAACTGCGGAATGTGAAAGTCCTGTTGCGGATTCGACACAGGATAGCCCATCCCTGGTTCCATCTTGATGACTTCGGGGCGCACACCGGAAGCTGATCGATAGAGAAACCATGGCGTATTCGAAAGAGTATGCTTATCAATCGCCTGATCCAGGAGCGTCTTGGTCAGATCATGTAAGTGTTCCAACAGTTCAGGGAGGCCGATGCCATAGAACTGACCAGGGATAGGGATAAACGCTGGTGATACGGCAAATGGACGTGGCCGAGAGAGGTCTTGCCGTGGGAATTCCTCCTCAAGGTATCTCAACCGAGCCAGGGCTTTAATCCCTCGATCTGGGCCGAGGATCACACGGGCAACCACTTCTTCCTCAAATTCATCATCCCCAAAAGCCCATCGCCCAAAATATGTCAATCGGGTAAAGGTCTTTGCGGTAATCTTGGCGTTCCCGTGTTGCATACCAGCCAGGGAATCCACCATGATCTTGTGCTGATCCGGCCCATTGGCTGAGTCAATAGATAGTCCACCGGCCTCTGATTCCACACGATCTTCGATTGGTTCGAAATCCTCCTCAGTGAGGAGATCGTAGTAGCCACTTTTATATAAGCGGTGTATTTCATCCCATGATGGATAATCCATCATGATGACATGATCGGCTCCCAGAGGATTCGACGGGGATGGAGGCTGAAGATTCTCACACCGTGAGGGAACGACAATATCCTCTAGAGCTTTGGGGATCACACAGGGGCCTTCGAAGATGGTCTTATTCTTAGTCACCAAGGCACGGAGGGCATCATCTTCTGTGTAGAATTCAATCGAAATGATATCAAGGTCTTTCCCAGCCTCATCCCCACTCTGATGTTCCAGATCCACCAAGGCCACTTCGTACTTGTTTTCCGCAATGGGCTTGACGAATCCTTGTGGGAACATCTGTTGGACGAATTGATGCTTGTAGACCTCAGGATCGATCTCAGCGGGAATCGCCGGAACAGGATGAACCTCACGGGCATTGCGTTGTTCCTTCACCCAGGGTACAAAGGCCACTGAGCGGGAATCATTCACGAAGGAATCGATGAGGGCTCCGATCTTCTCTTCCCCACCTTGCTCCACAAAGAGCTGATAGTCCAAGAGCTGATCGATGGTTTTCCCCTTCTCCGCATCGCCTTTATTCACGGCAATGGCAGACATCACCGGGCGAGAGGCCAGGACGGCATTATGGAGGGTATCCTGGGTCCGCTGTGATTGAGTCATCAGCATGGGCACATGCTGGTTAGAGGCGTTCGGCCAGGGATAGTGCTTGGGTTCCATCCAGCCATAGAGCTTCGCAAACCGCTGGATTCGCGCTTCCATCCATTCGCTTCGGTCCTGCAAGTCCTGATCGTATCGTTCGAGTACAGTCTGGACAAAGGCAGCTTTGTTTTCTGGGGTAATTGACTTACGCGGCATTAGTATCCATTCGTCCGGCCACTGGCCAATGAAATAGGCTTGCCCAACGATTTCAATGCACGAAAGGTGGGCTGGCTGTTCAGTACGTATTTAAGAAGTGTGGGATAATCATCAAACTTCATCTTGGCTCGTTGCTTCTGATCCTTCTCAGCCGATTTTTTAAAGTCATCCCACGAATAGCGTTTCATCTGTTGGATCGTTTTCATGCACCGAGGATCGACCAGGAGCCGTGGTTGCTGGGTGGCGATATCCGGTTTGAGATAATCATTGACTGCTTGCCGACCGGCTTCGCCGTCATCGGAAAGATCAAGGCAGAGGCCCGCCCTCTCAAAGGCATCCTGCCAGGTCGTTTCCCGGTCCGTCGATGATGGAGATCGTCCCATATTCGGGTCCATGATCCGCCGGATGGTTTTCCACCCATTCTCGGATTCAAGCTCATTCACTCGTTCCGCAACGACATCAGGAGATCCATCCACTTCCATTTCATAGATCTGGTGGAGGTCGTCATCGGGGGTGATCTGAACCCAGATCAGCATGTGGGGCTTGCGAGGATGTGGGTCAAGAGCATTGATGACAGGATACAGAGGATTGACCTGTAACGGTGTGACATGATTATAGACACACACGGAGGATGAGCCGCACGTCCCGCAAGCCCCTTCATTATTCAGGATCGTAAGGTCAGCACAGTCAAAGCACCAAGTGTGCTCAACGTCAGTAAAGAGAGGGTGAACACGATTAGAAAGACGAAGGTGCTGACCGTAAATCCGAGTAGCACGTTCAGCAGCACTGAGTGTCCGAGCAAGTTCAGCCAGAGCAGTTTGGTCAAGGTTCGGGTTATCGGTGGCAAACATATTGACCCATTCGAAGGTGGGGTCATGGTATTTTCCTGGCTGTGCGGGTTCATAGACACGATCAATAATCCAATCGACAGGGGTGGTAGGATCATCTGGCCATGTCATCGACATCATAATCGTGCCGTTGACACGCTTGACCCGGACCATGTTTTCAATCCAGATCGATTCCTTCGGGGGCTCGTCATGGAGCACAAAGTGAAAGTCACCCGATGCGAAATCTGCTGGATCCTGATCATACGACATGAACTGAATACGGCTAATCCCCCTGGGTTCATCCGTATCAGGATCCCGATAGAGAACCTCTAGTGTGCGAGTTCTCGCCGTCCAGGATTCATCCCATTCACCCTTCAAGAGACAATGCTTGGGGATCCATCCAAAGTGTCCTCGTGGCCCTCCTGGCTCGTCGACACCTTGCCACTTGTACCATTGCAATTTGGGGAGGATGATGGTTTCGAGTGTGTTTGTAATAGATTCAACCACAACACGGCAATTGATTGGTCCTCGCAGCTTCTCACGAGGGTATACTTCTCGGAGAGACTGGGGGATTTGTCCAGTTGCGCGTATAACCATTTCCACAAGGGCAGTGTCGGTCTTGGAGGCTCCATTGCCCCCTCCCACGCCAAGAACCTTGGCTTTCGAACAATGAATTTGAACCGCTTTCTCAGAAACAGGAAGGTAATATCGTAACTGGTTGACATTCCGATCATGGGCCTGAACCTGAAAGAACTCCTGTGCCAATCCGATGAGTTCATCATCAGAGAGTTGATCGAGATTCTGATGATCCAGATCAGGGAGTTTATTGAGGAGAGCGAGGCTCATTCGGTGTAATTTCGATCTTTCGTTCCGTTAGTGTGACAAGACCACGTTTCTCAAGAGCATCCTTAAGGGCCACCCCTAACCGATCAATCGCCTGATGTTGGGGCTGGCTGATGATCTGCGTTGGCTGCCCCTCTAAGAGCAAGACCTTCTCAGTGGCAATTCCCAGCATGATGCCGATGTCCCTCAACTTGGACTGGGCCATCAGCTGTTCAAGTCGATCACCCTCATGCAGCCAT